CCCATTTTTACAGTTATATGTAAATAATACTTGACAGCTCATTACCTATAGGAGACCAAAATGGGAGATCGTTCAAAGTTCGAACAGATGCTTGAATACCTTATTAATGATGAGGAAGCTCGAGCACGAGAGTTATTTCATGATATAGTTGTGGCTAAGAGCCGCGAAATTTACGAGAATTTATTAGCCGATGATTTTGAAGAAGAGGAAACCGAAGAGTCACGTGATGACGATGAGGACGATGTTGAAGAAAACATGGGCATGATGCCACAGCCAGAAGAGCCAGGAATGGAAGCCTTTGGTGGTGATGAAACTGATGACATGTTAGGTGATGTTGAAGCCGGTGATGATGACATGGGTGACATGGATGACATGGGCGGTGACGATGACATGGGTGGTGATATGGGTGGCGAAGGAGAACTTGGCGACCGTTTAGATGATCTAGAGTCAGAACTAGAAGCCCTAAGAGACGAATTTGAAAGTCTAATGGGTGATGAAGGTGGTGACGACATGGGCGGCGATGACATGGGCATGGGCGGAGACGACATGGGCATGGGTGCCGGCGATGAAGAAGAGCCTACAAAGGATAGTATGTACTTTGAAAAGCGTGATGAAGATGAAGATGATGAAGATGATGAAAAAACAGATGAAGACTTCATCCGCGAGTATGTAGAAAAAGTAGGTGGTGGTAACTATAACACCTGGGGTAAAATGGGTGATGATGGTGCCAACACAAAAAGTATCATTGATAACATGAAAAATGATATGGGTGGTACAACAGCCAACATTTTAAATGGTGGTGAGTATAAGGGCAAAGAAGTAGGTGCAGGCAGCACAATTGAAGGCAATGGCGTTTTCAAGCAGACTAAGCCACAATTACAGGATGGTGGTAACATCAATGTTCCTGGTGGTAAAGCAGGCAAAACAGCGTTCAAGAAGAAAGAGCCTGGACATGGTGCTGAGAAGAAAGGTGAAGCAGAAGGCAAGACATGGGGTGCTGGTACAGGTGGTCCAGTAGGTGGTGCAGGTAGCATCAATACTAAGAGTCCAATCAACGGCGCACCAAAAAGAGCCAAGTAAACACAGATAGATGAGCTACTTACGTGAAAACTTGAGTTTCGATCAGGCTCGTGTCGTGGTCGAAAGTCAAGGTGAAAATGGTAAAGACCTTTTTATGAAAGGTATTTGTATTCAAGGTGGTATTAAAAATGCCAACCAGAGAATATATCCTGTTGATGAGATAGAGCGAGCTGTCAAAACTTTGAACGATCAGATATCAGGAGGGTATAGCGTTCTCGGTGAAGTAGATCATCCAGATGATTTAAAAATTAATTTGGACCGAGTCAGCCACATGATTACAGAAATGTGGATGGACGGTCCAAATGGTTATGGAAAGTTCAAAATACTTCCAACACCCATGGGACAATTAGTTCGTACCATGTTAGAAAGTGGAGTTAAGTTGGGAGTAAGTAGTAGAGGATCCGGCAATGTCAGTGGAGATGGTACTGGCAAGGTCAGTGATTTTGAGATTATCACAGTGGATGTGGTAGCTCAACCTAGTGCGCCTGGGGCATATCCAACACCAATCTATGAACACTTGATGAATAATCGTGGTGGGCTTAGAGCCTTACGCATAGCGGAGGAAGTGAAGAAAGATGCCAAGGCACAGAAGTATATTAAAGAGAGCCTATTAGCAGTAATAGGCAAGCTCCGATAACAAGAGGAGAATCACATGTTGGATGTATTAAAAGGCTTATTTGAAAACAATGTGATTAGCGAAGACATTCGAGCTCAAATTGAGGAAGCATGGGAAGCCCGTGTTACCGAAAATCGCGAACAAGTAACACAACAATTAAGGGAAGAGTTTGCTCAGCGTTATGAGCATGATCGTACGGTCATGATTGAAGCCATTGACAGAATGGTAGGAGATCAACTAGCGCCTGAAATTGCCGAGTTCGCAGAAGACCGTAAACAATTAGCCGAAGCCAAAGCCAAGTATGCAATGAAAATGAAGCAAGACAGTGCTGTACTCAAAGAGTTCATCACACGTAGTCTCGCCAAAGAAGTAAAAGAATTGCATGAAGATCAAAAGTCTATGGCTGGAAAGTTCTTCAAGTTAGAAGAATTTGTGGTTGAAGCACTCGCTAATGAAATTGCAGAATTTTATGCAGATAAGAAGGACCTTGCTAACACTAAGATCAAGTTAATCCGTGAAGGACGTGGTCAGTTAGCAAAAATGAAAAAAGAATTTGTTAAACGTGCCGCAGTAATGGTCGAGCAAGTTGTTACACAAAGTTTGAATAAAGAACTTGTACAACTCAAAGAGGACATTGAAGCAGCCCGTAAGGCAGACTTTGGTCGTAAGATTTTTGAAGCATTTAGCAACGAATACCAGAATAGTTACTTGAATGAGAAATCAGAAACAAGTAAATTGCTCAAGGTTATAAACAAGAAAGACTCTGCTATCACTATGGCTAATACAGTGGCAGTGAAAGCACAGAGAGTTATAGAAAGCAAGGAAATGGAAATTCGTCGTCTAAAAGAAGCAGCCCAGCGTAGAGAAGTAATGGGTGAACTGCTTGCTCCATTAAACGCAGAACAAAAGGGAATTATGAGTGAACTTTTAGAAAGCGTACAAACAACACGACTAACAGAAAGTTTTAACAAGTATCTACCAACTATTATAGAAGGTAGTGCTGGTACAACCAAGAAAAGACAGGCACTTGTAGAGGCAAAAGAAATGACCGGTAACAAGGTTACCGCAGCAAAGACAAACAGCAGCGCACCAGATAGTAACATCGTTGATATCCGTCGCCTAGCTGGACTTAATTAAGGAGAAAAATATGTCTGAACTACTAACAAACCGTTGGCAGGAGACAAAAGAGGCTCTACTCGAAGGCCTCCAAGGCACAAAGAAATCAGTGATGGGTGTAACTCTAGAGAATACTCGTAGGTATCTCGCAGAAACCGCAAGCGCTGGTACTACATCTGCTGGCAACGTCGCAACATTAAACCGCGTGATCCTTCCAGTGATCCGTCGTGTCATGCCAACCGTTATTGCTAACGAGTTGGTTGGTGTACAACCACTAACTGGACCAGTTGGTCAAATCCATACTCTAAGAGTTCGTTATGCCGATTCTGTTGGCACAGGACCTGATGGAGCAGTTGGAACTGTAGCTGGTGAAGAGGCACTAAGCCCATTCAAGATCGCTGAACAGTACTCAGGTGCTGCTAGTGGTAAAGCCGCTAGTACAGCGACCATGGAAGGTATTGCTGGTCGTAGAATGAGCATTCAGATCCTCAAGCAAACAGTTGAAGCGAAAACTCGTAAGTTAAGCGCTCGCTGGACATTTGAGGCTGCACAAGATGCACAAGCCCAACAAGGCATTGACATCGAAGCAGAAATTATGGCTGCTCTAGCACAGGAAATTACTGCTGAAATCGATCAGGAAATCCTACAAAGTCT